CACTAAAATCGGGACGCGAAACGACAGAGATAAACATCTCTCCCATGAGGCCTATGGCAACGCGCGTATCCCTTGCAACGCCTTCCGGTTCCTTCTCGAGTAGCTCGGAAATCTGTTTTGCAAATTCAGATTTCTTTGTAATCTCGCCTTGCAACTGAGTTACAATAGAAGCCGCACGATTGAAAAGAGGGAGACCTTCTTCAACTGGGAGCTGTCGAATTTTATATGAAAATCCCCCGATCTCTACGATTTCTTCTTTCATAGTCCTTACCTATTTTCTCGCTACGTAATGCTACCGCCAATAAAGTGAGCGACGGAAGAACAATAAAACGGCCACTCAATTGCTTTGATCGTTTTATCAAAACCTGTGTCTGGGATCTTCTCTATCCACGCTTTCGCAGAAACAAAAAGCGTCGTCCCTTGCAAATCTTTAACAAGGATAGGGACTACGTCAGCGGCGCCGGACAATAACCCGCCTGTATTGATCAACGCAGAAAAGAGGTCGTTTGAGCGTGACGATTGTGCAAGCTTGATCGTCATTTTTGCATTTGAGTTAAGAATGCGCGCGCGGGTTGTGTCTCCGTCCGCGCCTACGTAAGCCTCATAAAGATTGGCTTCATAAGCGATTGCGAGCATTTCACCGTCTTGAAATCCGCTAATTGGGATCGTCGCAACAAGGAGAACGATTTGACTCGGGTCGTAAAAAAATGTTTGATTTGCCATTAGGATTTAGCTCCTTTATACGACTAGAGTTCCTGTTACTTCGGCTAGATGTATCGCACCAGTTAGCGAAGCTTTGAATTTAGCGACTCGAAATTTACGTGCGGCTTTGTCTGCAGGTGCAATCGTTGCAACTTTGGGGACGGTAACTTCCCATCCTGGCTTAGGATCGATACCACCTGCGTCTGCGCCAAGTTGTAAACGTTGACGTATAACGCCTTCGATTTGCACGCCGCCTACGTCTGTAAATCCGACTTTCGGATTTGTTGTAAACAACAACAAGAAATCTTCTTGCATACGGATGCGAAGCCAGTCGATAAAAATAACAACGTCGATCCATTCCCCGCCAACGACTCTACCGTCCAACAAATGATTTACGTTTGACGTCGTAATGTAAACGTTTCCGTTTTGCGCTCGTAAGAAATCAACTTGTGTAGGCGTAAGCGGATCAACCGAAATCCCCGCGAAATCTTTGCCCATTAATGTATACGAGCCGGGAGCCCAAACTGCGATACGCGCGGCCATTGCGGCGTCTGCCATATCTCCCGTGTCTGTCGTTCGGTTCGGAGCAAAATACGTGCGGCCTTGGGTTTGGTTTTTCAAAACCCACATTACATTTGTGTTGTCCGCATTGAGTAACGCTTGCCAATCTGCGGTCTGTGCTGCGTATAATTTCGTTTGAGTTTCGAGCCAATCGCTGGCTGCGATTGTTGTCGCCTTCGAATTGATATCCGTTACCAATTGGTACCAATCGTTATTTTCTAGATTGATCGCTGCGAGTTGATCTGCGATCCCAAAATCCGGCGTCTTATCTTCGTATCTGAGATTAGACGTCCAATATTTTATGTAAACGATTTTACCAGGGACGCTGGTTAACGTGACCTTTGTTGCGTCTGCGGCCGCAGTAAGCCCGGTAATACCTGAACCAATCGCCGTTACAAGCTTGCCAGCAATATCTTCTGCGGCGTCATCTGCGTCTGCAGTTACGGAAACGGTAACGGATTGTGTCCCTGCATACACAACAAATTCGAATTTGTTTTCTTCGGCTACTGTCCCGTTAATCGTGAGCCATTGCACCTGCGTATAAGGCGCAGTGAGCCTTCCGACTAAAACCTTTTCAGGTCGGATTTTTTGACCGAACGCAGCCGCTAATTTTTTGTACGTAGGGTCGTAAGTGTGGCCGCCTTCAGTGATCCATTGATCTGCGTCTGTATACGAGTGAACAAGTTTATCTGTCCACAACGTGTGATAACTCGCGATCAATATTGTCCCAAAGCCCTTTTGCGTGAGCGTTGTAGACGTTGCGGAAATGTTTATAATTGCGACGTCATTTAATGCCATGGAATACAACCTCTCATGCGTCAAAAGTTCCTTCGGTTTCTACACTTTCAATAGTCTGTTCGGAGAGATCTTCGTACGAAACGTTCATATTACAGAGCATCGTAAATGACGCTGCTTGTATAATACTTCCGTCCGGAGCTCTAAACGACGCGTCCACAATATCGTCTACAGTTGCGATCGCCGCACCGAATACGCGCAAGCGCGCGCGGTTGCGGGGGATCCCTAAACGCGTTCGAACATTTTCAAGAATAGGAAAAAGCAACGCGTCATCTTCCGCATATTCACTGGTACCGCTGATCTCAATTGTAACTTCGCGTTTGCCTTCAACCGTCTGCCGAATCAAGTGCACTGTGTCGTCATAATCTCGAGTAAGCTCG